TCTTAAAAAGAAGAGATGTTTTCCTATTCAGGAAACTGGCGAAGAAGTTCGTCGCTCGTCAAGAAATTATCAACTACTTTGTTGCAAACTTTGCAGCAGGAGATAAGAACGGCGGCATCTTTAATGCAGATTCTGATGACATCTATGAAAAGTGGAAGGGTAGACAAGACAGATTGTCTTACATGTTCACAAACGATATTAATCGTTTACTCTTAGAAGCAGAGAAGGCAGAACAAGATCCCTTTGTATCTGTCAACAATCAACATCCAATAATTATTAAGATGTTATTGGGAAATAAAATTTCACTAGAAACAGTTATTATACTTGACAAACTACTAGATTTCAGGTATAATGTAAATACTGAATTGTTGAATGATTTTATCTGGAATGATTTAAATCTTTTGATAATTAAGTATCGTCCGTTCGTTCGTTTCGATCGGTCGAAATTCTCTCAACTATGGATCAAGGAGAAAGGCCAAGTGGTCTGTTAAATGGGTAACTCAAGAAGTAGGGACTATTGGGGAAATGATGAACCAAAAGTAAGAGAAGTACGTAAAGGTGTTGATAAATCAAATAAACACCGCAAGAACCTGTATAAATACTCAGGTAGTAATGATGCTGAAGAGTATGACGACTACGATGATTATGATACAAATCGCAAATACTAACATACAACGCAAATATAAGGACAATACATATGTCAATTAATTCACTATCAGAACTCCGCAAAAATCGCGGAAACTTCGACTCACTCATGAAGGCAGTTGAGTCAATCGCAAACCCATCAAATGAAAAGCGTGGCGACGACGATCGCTTCTGGAAACCGACTGTCGATAAGGCAGGTAACGGTCAAGCAGTGCTTCGTTTCCTCCCTGCTCCTGCAGGTGAAGAACTTCCTTGGGTTCGCGTCTTTGATCATGGTTTCCAGGGTCCAACTGGAAAGTGGTATATCGAAAACTCGTTGACCACAATCAACAAACCAGATCCCGTTGGCGAACTGAATTCCGAACTTTGGAACTCGGGTATCGAAGCGAATAAGGAAATTGCTCGTAAGCAGAAGCGTCGTCTTTCTTACATCTCAAATGTGCTGGTCGTTCGTGACCCTGCCAATCCTGAGAATGAAGGTAAGGTCTTCCTCTACAAGTATGGTAAGAAAATCTTTGACAAGATCAAGGATGTAATGCAACCAACCTTTGAAGATGAAAAACCAGTCAACCCATTTGACCTTTGGGAAGGTGCTAACTTCAAGTTGCGCATTCGTCAGGTTGAAGGTTATCGTAACTACGATAAGTCAGAATTCGATGGTCCAATGCCTCTTGATGATGATGAAGATAAGTTGGAGAAGATTTGGAAGAATGCGCATTCGCTTGCCACTTTCCTAGATCCTTCGAACTTTAAGTCATATGATGAATTGAAGGCGAAGATGAATGCTGTTCTCACAGGTGGTGCTCGTATGGCAACTGCTGAGAAGGTTAATCCGCTTGATGCTGAGGATGAACTGTTCGTTGAAACCAAGATGCGCAATGCACCTGCTGCTAAGGCAACGGATGACACTCCACCTTGGAAAGAAGACAGTGACGATGACACGATGAATTACTTCTCGAGTCTCGCTGATGACTAAAAACTTGGGGGAGCGTTTCGCTCCCCCATTTCATTATGCTACTGCTCTTTTTTCCTGGAATCTCAACCACGTGCTATCAGTTGGTCTTGCGTTGATATAATCTCTACCAGAACCAAACACAGGAGATTGCTGCGTATTGGCAGGTGCTTGAATTACTGTTGGTGGTGGCACGTTTATTACTGGTGCAGCAGATTTAGCAGTCATATCAGTACCACGTTCAATTACTGCGCCATCTAGATTTCTTCCAGTTTCCAATCCTGCAGTCTTACCGACTGGTTTAATTTGTGAACCAGAATATTCACCAGATGCCATTTTTTCTTCAGTACTATCAACCAACCCAAAGGTCAACCCACTCGCAATATTTCTTCCTGCGTTGAGGAATTTTTGCCCTGTTGTTGCCTTTTCGTCTGCATTAAAACCTTTATAAGCATCGTATGCTGCCATACCTGCTGCGAGTGGTAAAGCAACTTTACCCAATACTCTACCAGCAAATCTTCCTGCAGTTCCTAACCGTCTTCCAGCGGAACCAAGGAACGAAGATGCTTTAGCAGGCATTTTTTTCGCAGAACCCATAACTCTATTGAACATGCTCGGTTTTTTCGCAGCACCAGCAGCAGTAGCACCAACAGCGCCTGTTGCCGCAGTAGATGCTAAAGAAGAAGTAGGTGCAGATGTAGGTGCAGATGTAGGTGCAGATGTAGGTGCAGATGTAGGTGCAGATGTAGGTGTGTCGCCAGGAAGCGCATTGAGATCTCTCGCTGCCAAACCAGCATCAATTCCTAGTGAAGCTGCAGTTCCCAAAAACGGAACAGTTCCTGCTGCTCCTGATGCAACTTCTAATCCTGCGCCAACAAAGTCTCCCTGCAATGCTCTTTGTGCGCCAAAACCAAGGCCAGCAAGTATACTTACGCCTGGAATTTTTTTCAGTAGTGACTTACCTGCTGCCTTTGCACCGAGTTTACTTGCGCCAGATTTACCTATCCCAGTAGCACCCTTTACTTTATCCCATGCGTTGGACCAGAAACCACCTTTTGGTTTTGCTGATGGGACATCATTTGCAGCAGGAGGAATATTTGGTCTAGTTCTTGTAGAAGGTTCCGCAGTTCCTGGTTTTTTGGGTGGAGTTTTTTCTTCTGTTTCTGGACCTTGATATGTTGGGCGTTCGTTTACTCTCTTTTTTTGTTCCTCAACCATTCTGTCATCATCATTGGCAGCCGGAGGAATTTTTACTCCAGGATCATTCGCAGGAGTTGGTAAGGTTCTACTTGGTGTTTGTCCTGGAACAGTTTTGGGTGCTTGACCTGGAACAGTTTTGGGTGCTTGACCTGGAACTCGAGTTACATCGTTCGCTGGGGCGTTTGGTGTGGTTCTTGTTCCTGGCATAGATTCGGGTGCACCGACACTCGATTTGCCGAACCCAAGTTTATCCTTTGCCCAATCCCAAGCACCAACTGCACCTGCTGCTAAACCAGCGGCTGCAGCAGCACCAGCAGCAAGAATACCAGTTCCTCTGCCTCTCACTCTTGCTCTTTGACTTTGTCCAGGTCTTCTTCGTGGGTCCGGAAGATCTATATCCGGAACAGGACTATCACCCGTGCATTGACATGAACAAACACAATCTTTAATTTTGTTCAACATATCCATGAGGTCTGACCAACGAGTTTCCCATGGATCCATGGCGTCAGTAGCACTTCTGCTAAATGCAGGATCAGTTTCTCGGATTCCGGATTTTAATTCTTCTATATCGCTTCTTGATACCGCATCGGGTTTATTATCAGGATTTGATAGACTTGTTGTTTGTTCTCCACCACCAGTTTCAAACTTATCTTGATCGGGCGAATTGGTATTCGATGAATTGACAGAATCTAATATTTTTCCAAAATCACTGGCGCTGGACTCAGCGAGAGCAACTTTTTTGTTTTCGTAATCTGCCTTTGCTCGTATTCTTTCTCTTCTCTCTTCATCCTTAACAAAACTGCCACCAAGACCTTTTCTGAACCCATATGAAAAGTCTTTCAAGACGGATCCAAATATGCTAGTCCCTTGCACCTTTGCCTCGGCAGGCGTCTTCCCTGTGACATTACGCATAAAGCGATTTTTGAATGTATCCTGATCACCCGTAAGCGTGGCGTTTGCGTCCTGGAATTTTTCTTGTAGAACAGATTCTTTTAATCGTTCACCAACACTCTTTAGTTGTTCATTGCCAGATTTATCTGCAGAAAGCATTATCTTTTCAGCAAGTTCTGCGAGACGCTTTAACTCTTCAGAATTTTTACCTTGAAGTTTGCTGATTTCTTTTACTACATCTTTCAATAATGTTTTGTCTTCATCAACAAGATTTTCTACTAGATCTTTGTTTGCAAGTTCTATTGATTTTGCAAAATCAGTTACGATTCTTGCAACTGATGTATCAGAAACAGATTTCATTGACTCCGTGCTAACAGATGCAAGAACTTTAACGAGAATTTCGTCTCGTTGTTCAGGTGTCAGTTTCTGCGCACCCTTTTTAGTATTTTCTTGTTCAATATTAGGCAACATGGAGTTTAATTATCCTTGATTCTGTTCTTCTTGTTTTTTCTTCAAGTGGGTCAGCAATAAACCAATATACACTTCCCTTTCCCAAGGTATCATATTCTCTAATTCGGTTAAACTATATTTATGCTCGTGCATCAATATGAAATTAGTTTTATAGAAATTCATCAAATTGTCATGGGAAAGGGTTACCCGAAAAAACTTTCTAGACCATCAATTACCACGACATTCTCAGTCTCACATTTTGGGCATTTGTATTCAATAATCTTCTCAACTCTTGGCGCAGTTTTGAAGAATTCTGAAATCTTTTCAAACTGCTCAGAGGTCAGACTGTCAACAAATTTAATCACTTCTTCGATTGGTTCATCGTTTGTTGAGAAAATTTCTTCTTTAGTATAAATCGCATCAATCGCTGCGACCATGATGTCGAATACTTTTAAATCATCCTGGACTAATGTCTCGGCAGCAGGATACTTCATGATCACACCAATATCATCGGTTAATTGAATCTTGTTGTTATGATTTTCTGTTATCTGTAGTTCTATGGTTGATAGATCGAGTTCGAATGGAGTTCTGTGACTGCATTCGCCACAAATTAAATTGAATTCAGAACTACCGCCAATCGATTGCGAGCGCAATTTTACAAATATATTTTGTAAATCAAAGAATGGAAGTTCTTTACCATTGACTGCCCCTTTACTACAAGCAGTAATCACATCTTGCATTGCTTTAAGAATATCTAATTTATTACCAGATTCTTGCGCCATTATTAGAAGTTTTTCTTCTTTGACGAGAAATGGTCTAAATTCGACCTTTAGATTTTTTGAATAAATTTCAATTTCAAAAGTAGGTGTTTCTAACACGGGAATCATTATTATATTCTCCTAATAATTATATTGTTCAAATTACGACGTCGTCTTCTTCAGTTAGATCTTGCGGAAATCCATCTGGTTCACCTTCTGCGGAAAATTGCATTGGATTACCTTCTGGGTCATATCCGCCAATTGCTCTCCAATTTTTATATGTGAAAGTTACAGGCATGCGTAAAACTTGTGCATTCGTTCCAGATGCTTGAATTGGTGCTAATGATCTCGGAAATGCGCCCTCAATTCTCCATTCAACAATAACTTCATCTTTGTTGTTCAATGCGACTAAATCGATATCAGCAACATAATCGTCTGGATATTCGACATATCTTGTTACTGGGTTAACAATTTTCCGCATCCAATCTCCGAAGAAGTCTTTAACAGTCCAAGATGCATCAACCAAAAATGTCATTGTGATTGAATCTCCACCGAAGTCGATAGAAGTTGCACGTGGATAATTTAAATTGTTCAATCTATATGCTCTCGTTCCGACAAGCAATCCAGGAAAAATTATATCTTCCACCATCATAGAGATTAATTTTGGAGATTCTCCCTGTGAAGTATAATGACTTTGCATAATTTGTGGATAATTGAACATTACCTCAAATCTATTAGATCTTGCTAAGTCAGTTTTCTTGACTTGTGATATGAAATCTGATATACCATGGTATGCTTGTACCATTAGAATTTGCTCCTAGAATCTCTGAATACTTGTTCTTTTGTGGCACCCACAAAGTTCTCGATCGGTAAGAATATTGCTGCTTGCCAATCTTCAGGGTTGACTTTTAAAAATTGCGAGTTAACATGATTGGTCAGGTAATGCTTGATACATGGTTTGACTTCATTCGCATTCTTCAAGTTGTTTAATAGATTGTATGACATACGCAACTTGGTTGTTTCAGAATATGTCTTGGTTGTTTTGTAGTCTAACAACTCACCAAGAACTTGTGCTCGTAGCAAGTAAGGCAGATAATGTAAATTGATTCCATAGAATCCACCTTTTGCTGGACCAAATGGTAATACCAATGGAAAGGTGTCGTAGAAAGGAAGCTCTTCTTTCAACTTTGGATCGTAGAAATACATATACATTGAACCAATCTCGATATTGGAATTTAATTCACCAATATCAGATTTCATTACGCTGCTCTGAGACAACCTCGCGCCAACGAGGTTTTTCACATTGTTCATATACCAATCCATGGACTTTTGTCCATCGCCTGCTTTGGCACGAAGTCTCTGAAACGGATTTGCCAATTACCTACCTTGTCCTCTGTATGCTTTATAGTTAGCACGTTTACGTTTATTCATGGTTGAAAACTTAATCGAAGAGGCACTACCACCAATTGATGTCTTGCCCTTCTTTTGATTAGTAAAGGAAATCTTAGTATTTCCGCCACCTGATTTTGCTTTTGCCATAGATATTCTCCTTCTTATTTATTACGGATTCCCAACTCTTTCTCAGTCAGGATGATAAATTTCCATCCTCTATCTTCACAAAACTCAGTAGCAAATTTCCACTTTGCTTGGTTTACCCCCCATTGCATAACTTCCTGTAGAAACTTCTTTGTTTTTCTAGCAGGCACTTTGGGTTCTTTAGTAAACTTCTGCGGTTTTACCTCAACCAGATACTTCTTTGTAACACCACTTTTTTCTTGAACCTTGATATAAAAATCCACGAAATATCTATGTACTCGATTATCTAAAGGAGAGATATACGGTATGGGCAACTCTTCAGATCCCCATTCCAATATGTTGTCGTTATTATCGCACCACTTCATGAACTTTAGTTCCCAACTGGAGCGATAAACAATATTGTTCGGATTACCAATATATTTCTTTGGATTCTGTATTTTATACAGACCTTTCAAAGTTTCCTTACCATAACTCATATAAATATTCCAAACTCTATACTTAATAGGATATTTATTCGAACATGGCTGACACTCCTGCTTCATCGCCAGCAACACAAACTCAGCAACCTAGCGGAGCAGTGAAACCACAAGCACCAGCAAGTTCTGAACCGCCAAAAAGCAGATTTAACAGAGATACTCTGCTTACCGAAATTGGAAATCCTCTTGATGGGGGTCTTGTCCAAAGTAATAGATCATACAAATATCCTCTTGATGTTGGTGTCAATCCGGAATTTCCACACTATGTTGTGTTTTATCCGCTTGTCAGAGAATCTTCACCATATGGGAAACGAATGGGATCCTCTGGGATTATCTTTGATCAATCTGATCAAAATAGAGCAGATCCGCAAAATAATCTTACCGCAACTGCTGCTGCTGGTGCTTTAGCAGGTGCAGCAATTGGTATTGGTAAAGCTTTAAGTAATGCGGGTGGTAGAGGATCATCTGGTGCAGACGGTTCAGAACAGATGTCTGCAGTCAC